AATCAGCGTCTGCGTTAGTGCCACCACCGATCTCTCTCGTTCCACCTAGGCTTATCGTCGCTTGTGCGCCTTCAAGCTCATCTGTTGTCGCCGCGATAAGCGCTTCGTGATGACCTGTGTATTGATAGGTGGTATTGCCTCTATAGGCTGGCGCCCCTTCTAGCGCACTGCTTACATTAACATTACCGATAGCCCATATGCCAGCAAATCTTGCGGGTTGAGCCGATACTGTAATGACTCCATCTTTCCTAACCCCGGCATTGTTTTGCTGGGCAGGAGCCACAGCGTCAAAAGCGCAGTTGTAAACAGTAAGCGCTGCTTGACCCTCAATGCAAGATCGAGCAAGCATATATTCCCATGTTGCGTTATCGGTAGACCTGCTAGACATTTCCGCTTTGATTAAATAGTTCAGGGCATTATCGGGAACAAGCCTAGCATTGGCTCTAATTGTTGCAATATCAACACCGTCATTCGATGGCGCAAAAAAGCTGTCTGGTATATTATCATTCGTAAGCACTTCAGCTGGACCCAGCCAAACGCAGCCAATTATACTTGCCTCTTGCTCGAATACAAATCGCAATGGCGTTGTTTGGAAAGCGCCGCGCGGGGGGTTTAAGCTATACGTCATCCGAGGGCGAGAGAGAAAAATGGGATGATTTGCTGGATTTACTAGATAAGCACGATCTTGCTCCCATGACTTACCGCGTTCACCGCCGACATCAGCTTGACCCATAAATGGCTTCGATCCGCCGTCTTCATCGTTGTTCAGGTATCTATCATTAACAAAATCCCATGCTCTTACACTAACTTTGCATGTTAAGCGTAAGTCACCTGTCTCTAAGTAGAATCCAGGTCCAATACGCAATTCAATTGTTTCGTTTGGGCTGAATTGAGCGTTGATGTACTCGGCAGCATTTACAATTGATTTTGCGGGAGGGTACGCTTGCATTTGACTTGTCCCTTCCTTTTGATTTGCGCTCCGAACCCATTCAGTTCCGTTCCATACCATTCGCATGTTAGGTTCCTCGTTAAGCAATTCACTAACACTTGCAGCTCGACCGTTAACTGGATCGACGTAAACGTATTGTATGCCAGTGCGAGCACTGACTAAATTGTTGTAATTTTTCCAATAATTCAATCCTTTGTATGTAACAACTTCAGGTGCCGCATCAATCGCAGGATCATTTGTCGCGGTAGCACTGCTTTGTAGGTCCGAGATGCTAGCCAAGCGAACAAAACCTAGGTCATCATCATCATTGCCTGTTGTTGCTGAGCCTACAGTTGGCAAGCCGCTGATCGTGCCAGTTACATTAAGGTTTTCAGCGGTTAGCGTATCAGTAACGCTGAGATTCTCGAATTCTGTTTGAGCGATAATGTCAATCGAGCTGCTGCCAATGTTTTCGACAGTTAGCGTTGAACCAGTTTCGATATCTTCGAGACCGCGTGGTGTAATGTTGAACCCGTTCTCGTTGCTGCCTTGCGGTACGACGCGACCACCAGCTTCGTTGGTGAAATAATAGGTGAAAGCGTTCTGCGGACCAAGGTCTTTTTGCGCTGCTGGAATGGCCTTTGAGTAGTTTAAGAAGCCAGCCCATTCCCAGGCGTGGCCATAAAGGCGCAGTGTGCTCGGGCGGCGGAATTCAATAGCCCAGTTGCCGAGTCCGGTTGCCGCTCCACCTGCTGGTGCGTTCGGGAAATCTGTTGCGCTGGTGGGATCCAGTAATCGATTAGAAGCAGTTTGCGGGACCAGTGCAGCATGAGCTTGATTGCTGGTCAGGCCCAATGCAACCAAGAATGCGTGAACACCTTTGTAGTCAGTTGAGCCTTGGTACTCATCATCAGCCCAGACGCTGGACCAGTTAATGCCAAGATCTGTGCTGTAGGGATCAGTGTCGGTGTCTGTATCAATAATGATCTGCCGAGCTTCTTGCGTGATAGGGTCTTCAGCGTCGTAATCCGATGCCGTATGGACATAGGTTTCAAGCCATGATGCAGGATCCGGTGATGCCGTTGTTGCATAAACATCGCGCGTGGCAACGTAGTGCTTGCCGCCGCTGCGGACAACTCTTCCTGCGGTATAGAAGTCACCGTTGTTGTATGCCGTGCTCGGTGCAGAGCGCCGCAGGGTGAATTCTGTTGAGGTCGTTACGCCAGCCTCATTACCCGCGCCAGCGTTGCTAACAGCAAAAATTTCAGTGCCGGTAGTTGTGAATTCACGGCTGATGGCGCCGTTGGTTCGCAACGGATCTGTTTGGATGATAAAGTTACGCTGCGGCAGCCGAGCTGACGCGGTGTTGTTAGCAAGAACTGAAACCCGACGTTCGCTTGGAGTGCGTGTATCAACCATGCGGCGGATGTAAACACGCTTGCCGACCAGCAGATTAGTGCCTTCGGCGTCGGTGGTTGCATCATTTCCGGCGAAAGCGCTGCTGATGTCAATTTCATTTGGTGCGCTTGCTTCCCATGCGTTAGACGCAAGAGGCGCGTACCATGGTTCACCAAGCGGATTTTCAGCCCAGATGTAGGTGCCGCTGGCGAGTGTGTATCCATCTTCCAGCAAAACAGCCGGGATACTGTTAGACGAGGCGTCAGCTGCAAGCTGTGATGTCAGGGTAATCTTGCTACTCGTAGCCGAATCAATCGTGCCGAGATAGATCGTTCGGATGTTGCCAGTTTTTGCCTGCAGATCGAGAGGCACACGGATGCCACTGACTGCCCAGTTGGTGTCGCTCGGGAATGCTGTGCCCTTGTAGCCCTTGCTGTACGCAGCGCAACCACCAAATGAACTGTTGCTGTTGGTAACAGTGATTTCACCGCCGAGGTCGGTGAAGTGGTGAATGCCTTGGCCGATGGCAAAAACCGATACCTCTTGAATGAAGGCATCATTGATGGCGCTGATGTGGCGGCTCAATCGAGCCGGATTCATGCGCGTGTTATCAGGGTCCGCTGCGATGTACTGCTCGTAGGTTGGCTGCACCCAGTTGCTGCCGTCATAAATCTGCCAGCAGCTCATGTCTTTCTGCAGGCTCACACCAGTGAAATTGGCGCAAACCATGGACTTGAGGCCCTCGACCTTCGAGCCGTCCATGAACGCACCACCCATGCCGTAGTTGGAACGGATGGAGACGTTGAAGATGTAAGGCGAAGCGCTGCTGGTGGTATCCCACGCAACGGTTGGCGTTTCGGTTTGATCGATCGGACCGACGATCTGATATTCGGTGCCGCGTGTAACAGTCAGCGCCGAAGCGAGGTCCGCGCCGGAGCCAACGGCGCCGAAGGTCTTGGCATAGAAGTCATCAAGTTCAGCCTTGCTGGCGAACTGATAAGCGTCCAGCAGGTGGTGACTGGCATCAAGGCCAATCTTGTCCATGAAGGTGTGGCCGAAGAAGTAACCGGTGCCGGTGATCTTCAACATCCCGTGCCGGTTGCTGTAATCCGCTGCTTCATCGGCAACAGCAGGCACCCAGTTGGGGCGGATGGTAGTTTTGCGTAGGTCAGGGCCACACAGACTGCAACCGCGAGGCAGCAACACACCACCAACAGTGGCCGGGTTGAACTTGATCAGATCTGCAGTGGTCGGATTCTTGGAAACGCCCCAGCTTGCGATGCTGGTGCTGGCTTGCCCAGGATCGTTGTAGAGCGTATGGACACCAGTGCTGAGCACGATGCTCACGCAATCCACGTGCGCGGCAGGATCAGTAATCGTGTACCAGTCCTTACTGGTGATAATCGCCGCTTCGATGACAGCGCGGTTGATCGTTTTAAACGGGCGCTGTGGCGTAAAGCCGCAAGTCAAGCGTTGCTTTTCAAGGCGCTTGAGCTTTGACTCAATAATTTCTTGCTGCGTCAAGCCGGTTTCGTAATCGTTATACGATCCACCGACAAACTCATCACTGCCGGTGTAGGGGTTGACGTAAAGAGTAAATGGGGCGTTAAGTGGATCAGCCTGTGCGGAGTTGCCAGCGGAAACAGCAGCATTGCCAGCAATCTGCTTGACCATATCGGTCAAGGCCGCAATCTGGCTGCGGAACTCACCTTGGGTTGCGTTGATGTCGCTCAGCGAACCATTGTCACCGGCAAATTCCAGACTCGCCACGCTACTTTGACACTACATGGAGTTATCGTAGCACCGTGGAATTCAGGCTGCTACTTTGAGCTTGATCTCGGACGTAGCGACGAAATCAGCCGTGCCAGCAATCAAGTCCGTGGCTCTGGTGTTGACACGGGTGTTGGTCAGCAGCACGTCGCACTGGTAGTAGGCGGAACCGTTGATCTGCGTGCCGACCTCATTGCGGTTCTTGTAGAGGTAGAACTTCGCGTTAGTGTTGCATTGGTTTTCGGTCAGCAGCACCAGGCGTAGCAGCGTCATCGCATCCAGCTCGTTGGCTTGATCGCGGTGATCCACAATAAACTGGAGCGTCCCGGCGCCACGAACCAGGGCTTTGACGTTCTCGCCGAAGGTGTCGCCAATGGCTGTGGTGTCGAGGTTGGCAGCATCAATACTGAGCGCCCATTCCTGCAAGCCGCACTGCAGCACCCATGTGCGATCGGTTTCGCATAAAGTGCTAAACAACGCAGGCATTGTGATGGTCTGCTCCAAGCTCTGCTCTGAGTTGATCAAGGTCAACGCATCAACACTGCTGGCGACCGAGTTCATTGCTGCGGTGTAGCCAGCATTAGCGCTATAAGCAGCGATGACAAAGTTACCAAAGTTCACTTTCTTCATTTCAATCCGATCGCTTGCCTCAGCGGTGTAAGCAGCG